ATGGAATACAAATACCCTCCAGTAAATACAGCAACGATTCACATCGCTGATCGTACGTATGGTCCCTAAGCGTCATCTCTCTACAACGCTTACCAATATCTTCGCGTTCATCTGGGTGTGCAAGATAATACTCAATCTTCTGTTCCATCTCTTTGAAGGTATTCCAAGCAATCACGGTATCACCATCCACGTAGCCCAACGCATCCATACCCTCAAATTCCTGCATCAGTATCGGTATGCCAACGGCGCCAGCAAAGAATGCCCGGTTACTCGTATATCCATATAACTTCTTGGCCTGACTAACACTTAGGCACATACGGGCGTTTCTATATAGCTTAGCACTTGCAGCATCGTCATTATACGTTACGCCACTAGTCTCCACACCCTCTTTGTCCCATCCAATACCGTAAACCTTGAAGTCCACACCAGAATCATACAACCGCTTCACTGCATTGATTCTGGTATGAGCCTCCGGGAACACTGCTGGTGGAGTCCTGTTCATCAAACAAATGACGTCTGGTCCACGTAGTTTATCCGCATCCGGTCTGCTAGCTCCAGCCTCAATAAACACATCTTCAGTAGCTGGATACATCCATGCCACACTAGTGGCACCATGATTAGCATAAACACTAAATAAGTCCGGTGAGATCAATAACTGTAAGTCAGACGCCCTTGCAAGATCATAATGAAAGTCTGTTAATGGATTGTGGAAGTCCCCATCAAAATTAACAAAGTACGTATGCGGATGTGCTACCTTAAGCTCCCTTATGGTATCTGGCTGGATATTGCCGTCACCATGCGCTTGAAACATTACAAGATCAGGTCTAAAGTTAGCTATCTGGCGCTTTACAATATCCTGGAACCTTTTGATGCCATGATCTGATACCAATCCTGAGTGGTCAATATGCTTGGCTGGACCCAACTTACGGAACGCGTCTATCTGTGCTGAACGCATAACCTTAGTTCCAAGACGCATATGCCTATACCTCATTGTACGCAAACAGCCATGCGATGCCTTTAAAAGCAGCCTAGGCACAGGGGATGGTATCCACTCATTCTTGCGGGGCATTCTACGATCCCAGACCTTGCGAAATGCCCGCGTGTCCTTATGCCCGCCTTTGGGATTTGGCCTGAGCAACTTTGTTCTGTCCCTACGCATCTGATCATCGACCACGTGATCAATAATAGCGCAACCTGCAACCTTATCGACTGTATAACCCATCTCCCAGATACGCATACCAAGACGGCTGTCCCCACCATAAGTGTGTAGTCCTTCCGATGGAGGTCCCCACCATCCCGCCGTATTCCCAACCCACCCACGGGTTAGGCAGCATTGTCCATATAGGTAACCATATGAATGACTGTAATCTGCCCTGTGCTGTGCCGCATTCTTGGTAGGTCGGTTCTCGAATGCCACCTGACCACATTGTGGGTGGCATTCAAGGTATTTATGCGCCTTTTTTAATGTACCACCCACCACTTCAATATCATCATTCAGAATGGCTACATAACGACCGCGTGCCTTCCAGCACCCAGCGTTAAATGCCCTAATGGCTCCCACCAACTCGCCCTGCTCAATAAGCACCACATCATTCTGCTTCTTACACCATGCAATGGTACCATCATTGGACCCACCATCAACGAGTACGATCTCGTACGCAAGATTACCAATTGACTTGCGTACGCTCTGTACCATCCGCTTCAGATGGTTTAGCCGGTTATACGTGCCGCTTACGATAGATATTTCCATGCCAGTAACGTTGTCCCTCCACCAAACTTGGCGCCACTACGCGCAGGCAGCAGATCAACATTGTAACCAAGACCCGTAAATCTCTCACGTCTGAGAATACATTTATGCTCCATTCCAGGTGTACCCTCATCGTGGTCAGATGCAAAGCCATTCGGGCCGGCCATTATCACGACGTACGATGCTGCACGTTCCAGCTGTGCTACTGTGGACTCGATCTCATCGCACTCAATATGCTCCGGACCATGACGCCAGTACACCACATCAACAGCGTTCTCTTTGCTGATTATGCTGTCCAATTCCCGGACATCGCAATGTACCGCATGATCAAACATTGGCTGGTTCCTGGCCCATTCAACGTAATCTTCAATGACGTCTATCATGATAAGCATGTGTCCTGCATCCTTGAGTTCATGGGAACCAAGAGCAAAGTTCTTGCATGCACCTACATACAAAACCTTAAACGTATGCTCGCCATCAAACAATTCTGGCACGCATCGCTTTAACTGGTCAAACTGTTCATGACTACATTCTTTTAGTTTTCTCACCGACATACCTCCATTCATTATGTTTGAACATTCCCCATGGTGGAATAACCACACGTATGCCGTTACCAGCGTTGACCCTACCGCATACTAAGCTCATGTTATCATGTCTACCATGTACGATGTAAGCCTTACCGCCTAGTTGCCCCACGCAAATGGTACGAAAGTTATATTCGGGTGGCAGATCGTATATTTTAAGTCCATAATCTAATCCATTAAATAATGCCACCCGTAAGCTCATTTGATCGTTCCACTTACCAAGCTCAGCATACAACCTATACCAGTCGTGTAGAAAGCGGAGCGTCCTCTGATTCTTACGTACCATCAGTATTCCACCATTCCGCTCGGGGAACCATTCTGGTACTTCATACTTAATCGGTTCGGGATCAAACCTACGCGGTGCAAGTGCAGCAGCAAAGTCATAGTGATCTAACACACCAAATACGTGGCTAAAGTCAGCGCATGCAAACGTGTCCGTATCCATAAACATCGTATGGTCCCATGGACTATTATATAACGCATCAATGTGCGTCCTTAGTACCAGTTTACGTTCAGGTGACTTGACCTTAATGACGTAATCAAACAACCCACTGTCGACGTCTTGTGGACGGTCAGTGCACAGGGCAATACCCACCCCCTTACATAACCGTCGTACAGATGATGCAGACTGCTCGGCCTCAGCCAGATACTTACCGCCACTACTCTTCACTACAGCATAGACCACGCCAAAACTCATTTATCCCCCATCTTCACATCCCCTTGGGTGATGGAGGCGATCGTCTGCCCCCACCACCACTAAGGAGGATGTGGTAATCTGTTGACCTTGACTCAACCGCTACTAAGCGGGGAAGTTGGGGCCAGCAGGATCACCTGAATGTGTTGGCCAGCAATCACCGTACAGATAGTTCGCCGGCCAGTACTGCGCGCCACCACCAAGATCATACACTCCATCACTACCAGTGACATCAGGATAAGCGCCACCGAGAGGAGCACTGCAAACGTTCTGCACACGACCATTTAGCTGCGGCATCAACGAGATGATGCGGGGCTTAGTAAGTACACGTGCATCCATGCAGAAGCCGCCACTTGTAGTAGGCGCGGCCAAGAATCGGCCACCATCCGTGATTGCCGGAGCAGAGCCAAACTGCTGCCTGAACCATGCAATCGTGCTACCAGCCGTGACGTTGAAGTCTTGATACTCACCCCAAGTAACCACACGCCCACCAACCTGCGTGGTAATGAAGTAGATGTCAGAGCAGAACTTGGTCTCGTTACCATAAGGCGATAGTGTCTGGCTGATCTGGCTGTCCAGTTCGACATCGTACTCGATACCGTCGATACGTACACGGCCATCGGCCGCCGCCTGGTCACGCATGTCACGTAAAGCGAGTGAGTCATTACGCTGAGGAGCAACCCCGTCCTGATCACACACAAGGCCGTACTCACAGGCATAAGCGTCAAAGAAAGCGTCTGCGACGTTGGGATGCATCACAATCCAAGTCTTTAGTGATTCAGCCGGGAATCCTGCGCGCGTGGCCCGGAACCGAATCTGTCGAAGCACCCGGCGGACATACGGCATCAAAGCCGGCGAACCACTTGCACCAACCACATTGCTCTCATAGTCCAGTAAGAAGCTATCCAGCAACTCACACACATCCATGGTTTCGATGTCATAGTAACCAGTGTTGATGAGCAAATCGAATCCACGGAACTCCTGACGCCCACCAAGGTTATTGGTAGGATTGCCAGACCACAGCACAGTGCCTACATCTAGCGCCAGGTTATACCCAGCCTCGGCCACCCCAAGCAAGAAGATGTCCTTGATCTCCTGCCCCTGCGCCAGTACAACGTTCCCCATTGCATCAGTAACACTGCCAAAGAGTGACAATCGAGGAACGTTCTGATTGGCCCGCAGTCCAATATCATCGATCACCACCTCATTGGTCTGCTGGCACATGCGCCCAAAACATGCACTCTGAGCGCATCGTCGTTCAGTCGGCTTACCACAATCAGCGCAGTCACTGGCCTGGGCAGTGCCTGTCGTACCGATATACGTTAGAGCCTGGTAAACCGGTGTGGTCCAATCAACACCGCGCCACATAAGTCGGCGACTAAATCCCACAGGGCCAACCATAGCATTGACGATGGTGGGGTCCTGCTTACACGTACCGAACAAACCACCCTCATCGTACATAGACGATACATCAGCCGTGCCGGATGCACGAACGTCCCCACCACCCTGCACCCTCAGTATACCATCACGTCCAACTGCAAGTTGTAGAGTCATGTTAACTACCCCCCCTGGTCGCTTGCTGCCACAGGCTCATACCAGTATCATCAGAACCCTGCTGCAGGTTGTCAGACCGTACATCACCCGCAGTGTCGTCATCAACGGGCTCAGCGTCTCGCGATGCTACGAACAGTGCCCGTACCCATTCCTCACCGCTCAAGGCATTCTGCAAGCGTTCCGCTTCACTGCCTGCCATTGCCTCCACAACGTCCTCGATCGCTTCAATGCGCCGGCTCATCCCATCCAAACTACCATCAATCATTTCAATGGCCCGTCGGATGGGTGCATCCTCTGCATTGAGTTGCTCAAGAATGCTGCTGGCCACCTGCGCGGTCAGCTCATCCATATCCAATTCCGAACCTTCGCCTGCATCGTTGGCATCTGCAGCCGCATCAGCTTCAGCTTCAGCTTCATTACGCGTATCTGCATCACCATCGAGCAGCGCCCTTAGCCGTTCTTTCAAATCCATATTACCTCCATTGTCCCCAAGCACAGCCAGAGCGCTGCGCACAGTAGGACTAATTCTTGACTGATCCATCATCCTCCAGTCTCCAGGCGAGACTGTAGAGGATACCTCTACGATTGGCCAGGTACGTACATGGCCACTACCGTCAATGTCAGCCATGTACTGCATCGTACCACTCGACGGGTACAGCACACCTGCCTCAATTAACGTGTCAATCGCCTCCCGATACTCTAGGTGGCGTTCAACCTCATCATCAACGTTAAACGTACCGCGGATGGCGCTCTCGTCATGCATAAACCCTTCAACATAAACGCCATGCTCGTCGGTACCGATCACATCCCAAACACCGACATCACGACTGCCCACATCAGGATGACTTCCATGTTCATAGAACCATGGGCGTGTCCTGTACAGATGCAACATGTAGTCAGTTTCGTGATCGAAGTACGTGTCATACAAATCCTTGTCATCCGGCCCATTGAACGTAACGGCATAGGCCCGGTATCGTTTGGTTCCATTGGGCATGGGCATGCTCCGGATAGGCACAGAGATTAGCCGCTTATCGCGATTCTCCCATAGGCCACTACAAGTAGCCGTCGCCTGGTCCTTATCCTTGCCCTCATCAATCAGTATCGGAACGCACCTATTGATGAACTCCTGCTTATTCTCATCGTTTCGTGGTCTGGGCATTCACCTTCCCTCCATTCATTCTGATCCACTTCGCAACATCCTGTCGTAGCTTCCCACGCCTCAGCGCATTTTTATACCTCAACGCCCATTTGCGTGTAGACAAAAAGTCTATGTTACGCATACTTTCCATACGGGCTACATCTCTGGACCCCCTACCCTCAGTCTTCCACGGATTGCGGTTGGGATAGAGTAATGCAAACATTACATCTCTACGCCAAAAAGCAGCCTGCAATGAGCAACAATAAGATGTATGCGTACTCTTATCCAACCGTCCAATATCACGATTGTTGCCCCTGTGATTATGCCACCGCAATGTTGGGGGTGGCATGGGCACTAAACGTAGGTAGCCAACATGGTCATGTAAGTCAATGACGTTGTAACAATCTTCCAATAGCCCATCGTCAACTCCACCAGGTTCCATAATGTAATCATCCAGCATAAGCAAGAACGGTTTATCATTATCATAGTCCTGCAAGAACTTGATCATGTTATTGGACCATCCCCGATCGACACCAAGATGGACCACATTAACACCGCTCACACCCAGTGGCTTGCGATTGGTAACCACGGTAACCTGCGAGTCCTCAAGTACCGTGCCAAGCACAGCGCGTCTCCAAAAGTCCAGCCAAGTTGGAATCATCCAACCAAATGCATCGCACGTCACACAGATCACGTCAATGTTCATTGCTGTGCTGCCCTCACTGCCCTTCTCTTGATATTCTCAATCTTCCTACGGAACGTGTCATTATACTCACGACCAATTTCACCGATGTAGTCACGTGGTTCAATGCCCTTCCACTCCACGCTTTTACGGTATACATCCTCTCCACCGATGCCCTTAAACTTCAATGCCATTGGTTCCCGCATCCTTCCAATAACCCTGGGATCACGCACATACTCGCCCTTCATCTTCCTGTACCTTGCCTTGATGCGTTTCCATCTCCGCGCGGGATTGGGCTTAATGGTATGCCCTTCAACACCGTAGTTCAAGTAGAACCATATCTTAGATGCATCTCCCTGCACCCTTATAGCAACAGATACGCCATCCTCAGTTGTCTCCACCTCCGGTACAAACTCCGGCTGCTTCTTCCAATGCGATACAGTGTGGTTACACAATGAAACCAAGTCAGGTGCGATATCGCTTCTGAATCCCTGGTCAATGGTACGCACAAAGGCGTTATAATCAACGTATACGCCACGAGTCCGGAAAGCTGAAAAAATTACTTCTGGCATCTGCAACTCCTATTGGTACTATCCGGCCATCATCATATGCACGTACTGGAGGCCCGAATGCTCTAACATCATAAACCTGAGCCTTATCAATACCCGGTGAACTAACAATGCCGGGCGGCATAATATCCCAATACTGTATCAGTGCACGTGCTTCTTCAGTGGTAATGATTCCATCATTTGTCTGACCCTCTGGCATGTTACGGTTGGGCGATGATTCCCACATGAGCCTAATGTTCTGCAACCGTTGGTGATCTATCGTGGCTGCTTCCATGTCATCTTCATTGTCTCTATAATCAAACCTGAACGTCGTGCCCTCTGGAAGTGCATGCGGCATTGCAAATGCCCTTTCAATAGCCGATAGCACAATCCCTACGCCCTTACCCTTGGCCTTCAAGTGCTGAATCCGGGTTTCCATGCCAGTCCCCAGAGGCCCGGAACTCACAGGCCAGAACTCCCTCGCATCTGTCCTGAATGCAATGGAGAAGGTGTAAACTGCCAATTCCACCGCGTCCCGCTCATCGAAATGCTCCGGCAATTGGCTCAATTCAAACATCTCCGCGCTGGTTGGATACTGAGGATCTACGCCACATATGACCATCAAATCACGCCATATCTCATTGTTTTCATTACGCTGTCGTGTATTGTATCTGCGTGAGATTTGCTGCCACTGCTGCCAGGTTAGGTTGCTGATAAACATAAGACCTGCTGGCGGCAAGTCACTTAGTCTCTCACGCTTATACTTGGCCAAGTCCATCAGAATCTGCGCTGTGACAATGCATCTACCCACAGAGCAAAAACCAACACCCCTATCACGCTCACGCCCACTCGGCATATCAACGATGCGTAGTAACTGCGACCTATGCACAGGGCGTAGAGATTCGCCATCCTCATACATGATGGGGTATTCTGGGTTGCGTGTCAGTAGGCATTTAGACTCATCAAGGTGCGCGTATCCCAAAGCTGGACCCTCATGGTCAGTGGCGCTAGCCCGGTGGCACTCCACGATTCCACCCATGTCACGACCATAATATCCCTCGACCCACGGCTGTATCATATCCGTGTATCCAGCTCGAAACTGCGATTCGTTGGCCAGCATGTCCCTCACGGCCATGGCTATGCTCATTGGTCCGCTAATATACCAGCCTGTGCTGGCCACCTTAGCAACCATCGTGGCCATTGCACCTGCAAGTATATCATTGCCAGGTAGCTTCCAGAAATCGTTCATCCACTCATCACGTTTCCGGCTCCACCACCGCGGGGCCTTCGAAATCTTGGACCCCACAGACCACGTGAATGAACCAAACAAGTCCTGTGCGCTAGAACCACCATGTAAGGTTCTGTCCAACGGCGTCTTACTTATCCATTTTTGGATCGTATGCTTATCAGCCAAGATTCAACCTCATACATTCATAATTGCCCATTGAAAGTGCAACTGCACAATCAATCGGCCGTTTGGTTACACCACCCACAGTTGTGCTATCAGGTTTAACAAATCTCATTCCCGTTCCCGTATTCTTAGAGTGCACGTTGTTTATGTGCTTGTTCAACTCCGGATCACCCTGGTGGACTATCTCACGTGATACTATCATATCATATAGCATCTTATCTGAGCGTGTCCTGTCACTACTCTGCCCAAATGAAGTAGCCCATACGCCAATCTCCTTGCGCAAATCAGTGGCCATCTTGTGTAACTGGTATTCATCATAAACCATCTTTACGATGTTATACCGGCCACATACCTCTTTAACATGCTCTTCCAGCGTTTCGGTAAGGTCAATCTTGCCGCCCTTGGGCGGATACCACACTTGGGTATTCCGTACGGCCGTATGCCGTGGGTTTGTGGGATGCCGCGACACCAGCACAGCAGCTACACTATCATGGCTTACGCTAGCATCACAGGCCAATACCACTGGCGTGTATTTATCCAATGGAGGTAAAGGTTCACCATCACGCACCACGTCTTGGCAAGCATTCCACCACTCCGATGGTATTAACTTGTTAATCGGATCAACCCAGCGGTTCCTGTGCATCCGTTCAAATTCACTGGGTTCTAGTACCGTGGCTTCCTCCGCATAGTACTCTGGTGTTTGCCACGGCATCCTTGGTTCGTGGTCCCAGTATGCAATGATCTTTGCGGGTGCGTTGTAGTAAACTGGCATGTCCGGAAAACGTGGATGCTTAACGCCATCCTTGACCCCAATCTCATGCAGGTTCTGCAGTGTCATAGACTCTCCACTGAATCCCGCATAACTCTCAACTATCCGGATCGCCCTGCCCCAACGTGTGGGTGGTATCGTCATCTCACTCCACAGGCGCTCTTTGTGCCGCTCTCTATATCCCCACAACTCACTCCATGCTGTGAGTCCCGGGTTCGAGCCTGCCTGGCCGCTGGCATCACAGGGGATGGCCTCAATAAACGTTCCGTTCGGCAGTGTGATCCGCGTCTTCGTAACATGCCAATCTGCCATATCCGAATTGAACTCATCACGTTTGGCCAATTGGATTGACTGCTTCACTGCAGATAGTAAGCGGTCACTAGACTGCTTGCCATCGTTGGCCATGCAATAAACCTCGTTGTATTCCCCGTACATCATTGCATACCAGCTAACGATGCCCGCCACCAGCCTCGTCTTGCCGCTCTTTTTGATCGCACTGTAAATGAACGTCACCCATTGGAAACTTCCATCATCGTGGCGTGCTAATCCTGCCCTGATGATCCTACGCTGGTGATCCATCAGTTTGATGTATCCAGCACCAAGGTCTTCACCAGTGTTTGGGTCACGTGCATCCGGTATGAGAAAGTTTCTAGCCATCCACGTTGGACAGTCGGACTTAGTCAATTTCGATAGGACGGCTCTCTGCTGCTGCGATAATCTCCTGGGCATTTCTGATTAATTCACCTTGGTCGATGTTTACTGTCTGCGTCTTCTGGTTAACAATCAAAGTCTGGTGTAGTTGCGCGGCTGCCACATCAGTCTCACCCAATGCAAGCCGCTCCAATTCCACTCCAGCATTGGCAAGTTGTACAATCTCACGGGGCGTCAATGCACTCTTGGCAACCATCTTGTTAGTTGTCTCACCGGTTTCCGGGTCATATACCGCTTCCCTTTTGTATATGATGGCCTTCACACGCCTAATGGCTTGCGCAGCCTTACGGCGCATGAGCTGCCCGGTATCCGCAGTTTCAACCCTGGCCTTTATCCGCCTCGCCACCAACTCTGCAACAAGCTGCTCGTCAATGTGCCGATCAAACCTGGCAACGCGGTCCTTCCACCGTTCAGACGCCGCAGTTTTATGTATTTGATGCATTGGCCGTTCACAGTTCCTGCACACCTCTTTGTAACTTCTTTTACCCGGCTCCAAGTCACGGTATATACAGAAAAGTTCCCAGTCAGCATCAGTTTCATCTGGCTGCCGCTCCCATGGCTCACGGTCTGGGGCATAGTGTAATCCGTCGAGACTTTCAATCAGGCTACCATTCTCATCAATATATGCATTATCCGGGTCCAAGCATGCATCGTACTCGGTATGCTGGGATAAACTCTTGCCGGTAGTCTTTGGCGCCGGAGAAGTGGGCGACATATCTAGTGAATCACCGCAGCTCATTGCTCACACCCTCCGATACGATCATCTCTACGTGCATACCTGGATGCACCCCAGCAAT